CAGGGCAGATCATCTGTTGGATGAACTCAGGGTCATCCTTAAGGCGTGGATCGGCTTGGATATGATTAGGTTCGGTGGGAGTTGCCATGAATGTCTTACGAAAACGGAACACGTGAAAGCGTGTTTCAATAGCAACCTGATCACCAGATAGTGACGGGTCTTTGTTCAGATTGAATACGAACAGTGCTGATGGTACAAACTGAGACTCTTGAACACCTTTCAATTCGTATGACAGTTCTTCGCCGCTAATGGCAGCCTTGAGCGACTGAAGGTTGTCAATGTGTACGAACTGGCTATTTTCGGAAGACCAGTTAACGGAAGCACCACGAAGAGGGGCGATTGGAAACTTGCGGCCATTATCGTATTGGCGAAAGTCCGCGAGTGTGCAGGATGTGAAGTTACGAGCGCCGAGGGTATCGCGTAGGGCGGTGCGTATTGTGTCTTTACCGTTGCTACCTTCGCCAATCATTAGGACAGCGCGAGGTCTGCCACGTGATGCGCGATATTTTGCGAGGTGAAGACCGCTGCCTAGGATACGTTGAAGAGTGTCGCGATCATCGGATTCAACGGCTTCTAAAAGCCTTGTAAGGTGCTGAGGGTTGGCGTTAGGGTCGTAGTCGTAATTGGTGATGTAGGTGAAGTGTTGACTGGGTGTGTGGGGCTGGAATTGTAATTGCATGGCGCGATCATTCCAGGTCCAGCTAACGATGCCATTGCGGCAGTTGATAGCATATTGTGGGTTGACGGCAACAGGTGGTAGTAGCCGTCGCATCCAGGCGAGTGCTTCGTCGATGTATTTTGGGCGCTTCCATGGGTATTCATGCTGGCCGGTCTTGTGGTCTACAACATGGATAGCGGACAGGAATGCAGCAAGCGAGGGTGTTAGTTCTTCGTCGGGGATGGGTTTGTAGTGTGTGCCATCCCAGCAGTGGAGGATGTTATCTACGCAGATCCATTGTTTAGTGGGGTATTCAAATACGTGCTCTACTACAAGGTCTAACCATTCAGTTGTTGTTTTACTGTAGAGCTGAAGGTTAATGACCTGATCGGGATCTGTTGCAGTGGTTGCTGGTGATGGTATGCGGCGCGTTGGTTGTGTTTTGAGCGGTGGTGTGTTTTGGTAACCGTGATACCGCGCCCAGTACCAGAACGTGCCGGGGTTGATTTTATCGCCGCCTGATCGGGCTATTTGTGATACGTTCCAGCCAGATACACCGGAAGGCGAATGGGACTCCATAAAGGAGATCGCCTGGTCTTCGCCAACGATTGTTTTAAGGGACCATAGGATATTTCTGTATTTCTCGTAAGTGTTATCTCCGGATACACGCTGGGGGATGCGTGATAGTGCAGTCTTGATTTCATCTAGGGTTGGTGGTTGATGATCTTGGTATGGTTCGCGTAATGCTTGCGACTGATGGTTGTAGAAGGAATCATCTGGTAGTGCGGCTTCAATGTCGAAGACGCGATAGCGAGTGCCGGAGTAGCCGACGATTTTACACATCTCGCCGAGGGTGCCATCAGCGCTGGCGTGGTAAGTGCCAGGCAGCCGCATGACGCGGGCGAGGTTTTTGGTGGTGCGATCAGCGTCGGCGTAGTTGAGCAGCCGTGTTTGGATCAGCTTCCAGTGTTCAGTTGTGATCGCATCGGAGAGCACCCAGTAGTTGTGGATTGATTTTCCACCAGTGCTGACTTGCATGGTGGGTTCGGGCAGGCCGAGTTCCTGCCATGCCTTAAGCTGCCATTCGATGGGGCGGTTGTCCCATTCGCAGAAGAATGCCCGGCAGGTTGTGATGTCTGCATCCTTGTCGCCGCCGTCGTTGATGACGACGTAGACACCACGACCTTCGGCTTGCCATTGGGTGACGAGGGAGCGAGACATGCCGCCTTTGCGGCCATGGTCTGCTGCCTTGTCGGCGTGGTCTTTATGGAGGAATGCGCGAAGGCGAACAGTGCCTGCGGGTTTACCGAGGGCGTTAATAAACCGCTGGCCTTCAGCGAAGTCGAGAGGCTTCATTGGGTAATGAGTCCTCAGTTGCGCTTATCGGAAGCGGCCATGGCGTTGTCGATCACTTCACGGACTACATCAGCCAAGCTGCGCAGGGGTGTGACTTGCTGCTGGAGCCAGTGTTTTTGATCAGGGCGAACTAGGGCAACAAGGCGGATGGGTTTGGGTGGTGTCACTGAGGTGCCTCACCGTGCTCGAAACGTGCGAAACGGGCGGCATTGCAGGCGCGGTTTAGTTTGTCGTGAAGGATTTGATGCTGATCATTGCTAGTAATCATCCATCCCTTATGAGGATGATATGAGGTGCCAGCAAAGCCAAGCTCCTCAGGATGGTCGCCTCCACCAGGAGTGGACGTGTCGCAGTCCCAGCAGTAATAAGACCAATTGTTGTCGTATCTATCTGGACACTGAATGTTGGTGGGTTCTACGAACCCCCCACACCTAGGGCAGACTTCACACTCACCAAACACATGAAACGGATCGCCTGATAGGAGGCGAATCTCAAGGTTAAAGGGAGGGTATCCATGCTCTTTCTCATGGGAATAAATCAGCATGTCCGCAAACCGCTGAAACTTCGGACATGAGTCAGTGCCCAAAGGCTTGACTTCATACCAATAGACAAGAGCACCGGTTGTGACGCGGAAATCAGGAAGGTAAAGGTCGCCGTCAAGGTCGAAGCCCTCTGGCTCGTATTCCCACTGAACGCCGAGGGTTTCAAAGAAAACCGCCCACCGCGCTTCAAGCCTGCTGCGGAAGCGATGTCCGTATGCACGGGTTTCGATGGGCTTCGGCGCCATGCTGCGTTGTGCTGCGTTGTGCTGCTCTTGCACCAGACTAGCACCACTTCCGAAAACGGAGCAGCGTCAGGGCTGAGCTGCCCTCCTGCTGGAGCGGGCAGCGCGGCGCATGTGATCAGCGATGAGCTGGCGGATGAATGCCGCGCGCGAGAGGCCGACGAGATCGCGTTCGCGGTCCACGTGCGCCATGAGTTCAGGGGATAGGCGTATGGCGGTTGAGGAAGCGCGTAGCTGGTGGTTGGGGTTTTGGGAGAAGGGGGCGTTCATGGGGTGGAGCGTTCTGAGGCAGCCTATCGCAGCAGTTTCGGAACTGGTGTGGTATGGTTTCGGAGCCATCCCTCCCGAGCCTCTCCATGGTGATGCGTGCCACTGCCCGGACCAGGCGGTGGGTGCCTTGCGGTGTTGGCGCACCAAGGGGGACGCGCCTCTCATCGGTTTACGGACCCATTGAGGTCAGCTGCTGGCACCACTCCCGGCATGGGAATCATTGGGGCAGCTGCAAGGGGCGAGGGTTGTGGGGTGGCTTCAATTCACATACGTGTATCCCATGGCAAACAGCATTGAAAACGCAACTCTCCTGCTGGTTGAGTCGGTCTTGACCAGCTTGACACCACTTGAACGTTCCGCGTTTATAGAAAGATTGTCCAATGTTTGCGATCAGCTGCCAAACGAAATCTCTGCAGCCGTGCCAGTCAAAGAGAGGCCTACAACCTACATAGAAATTAGAAAAAAACTAGAAGACTCGTACCAGCTTATTTTTGACCAATATCGCTTTCGCCCAATTCACATCGCAGAGCTTCGCCAGTGGTACGAATCTGAGTTTGGCGCTTTCTCTGGTGTTGATTGTGAAATGAAGAAAGGGGAACGGCTTTGGTGGAAGACCTTTTATAATGCTGTAAAAGGATCAATTATATTTTCCAAAGTGCCTGAGCTAAAGGGTCACTTCAGATTAGTTGACCTGTTCTGCGATTGAATATGACCCCAACCCTCCATTCTTCCAACGTCACTCCACCATGAACCCCAACCTGTACGCCTTTATAGACAAGCAAAGACCGCTTATCCAGGCGGCAATCTTTGTATCTTTGATATGTTTCGCTATCACCTTTGAAACTAATAGGCTAGCAGCGGCAGTGGCAGCGTCCTTTCTGCTTGTGTCCATGACAACTGCTTACCTTTTTACATGGGAGCAAACGAAAAGAAATCACGCCAAAGCTCTGCAATCCCTTAAGGATCAATTGAACAGTTCATCGCCGCAATGGGATGGCGTTGTGCGATCCGCTAAAGACCTGATGCCACGCAAAAGACTGCTTCAGGCTCGGATTGAAAAAGATAAAGCTGAAATCCTGAGCATTCAACTTCAACAGTGGGGTGAGCCTGACCGATGACCCCAACCCTCCGCCCCGACCAGCTGCAAGCCGCTACCGAATTGCTGGCAATCCTACGCACTAAGCGGCTAGCGTATCTGGCCGGTGAAGTCAGGACTGGTAAGACTTTTACGGTGCTCCAGGTTGCGCGAGATCTACTAGGCAACACACCTAGATCTGTTCTGATTGTCACCAAGAAAAAAGCCATAGCCAGCATTGAGTCTGATGCTGCTGCGATTGGTGTGAGCGAGATGGTGTCCGTGATCAATTATGAGCAGCTGCATAAGTACGCGGGCCGCTCTTATAAGCTGCTGATCGTTGACGAGGCGCACGGTATCGGCGCGTTTCCAAAACCCTCTAAGCGGTTTAAGGATCTGCAGCAGATCAGCCACGACTACCTGATTTTGATGAGTGGCACACCGTCGCCGGAGAGCTACTCACAGCTTTACCACCAGATTGCGCTATCCCGATCATGTTATGCGCCGTGGCGGCAGTATCGCAACTTCTACGCCTGGGCCAGGGACTATGTGACCGTCAGGCAGAAGCATGTCGGCATGGCGATGCCGGTTAATGATTACAGCGACGCCAACCGAGAGCGGATCATGGCTGATTTGGGATCGTTCGTGGTTCGCATGACACAGGCCGAAGCAGGCTTTAGCCAGAAGATCACCGAGCAAGTGCATTATGTGCCGATGCGACGGCGAACGTATCGGATGGCCAAGCGGATCATGCGTGATGGGGTGATTGGTCGGCCTGACTGCCGCGCGGTGTTAGCTGACACCGGCGCTAAGGTTATGAGCAAGTTGCGGCAGTTATGGAGTGGCACGGTGATCACCGAGAATCATGGTGCGATTATTACTGATGACAGCAAGGCGAGGTTCATTGCCTCCAAGTGGCATGACAAGAAGGTGGCGATCCTCTATACGTTTGATGCAGAGCGCCGGATGTTGGATCGTGTTTTACAGCGTGCAGGGATCACGACTACTGATAGCCCCGAAGAGTTTAACGGTAGTGGTCCGCGCTGCTGGTTTCGGGGACAGGTGCAGGCCAGCCGTGAAGGTGTGAATTTAAGCGCTGCCGATGATCTGGTTTTTTTTGGCGTGGACTATGCCGCCCTTAGCTACTTGCAGGGCCGCGATAGGGCCAGCCATTGCAACCGCGAGCGCGAGAACCGAGTGCATTGGGTGCTGGCAGCAGGCGGGATGGAGCGCAAGGTCTTCAGCCTGGTGAAGGGCAAAGAGGATTTTACCGTTGCGCACTACCGGGCCGCTAGAGGCAAAATTTCAAGCGAAATTGATCAAGTTTTGGGAGGGTCTGGGATGGACGGCGGTGCGGCTGCTGCGTACCAGCAAGGGAGGGATGCCGGACGTGGTGCTGCTGCACCCAGAGCGTGCAACGGTGTTCGTAGAGGTGAAGCGAGCAGGAGAGGAAGCCAGGTCAGTACAGGTGTATCGCCATCAAGAGCTGCGAAGGGTGGGGTTTGATGTGCGAGTGGTAAGCCCTGCGGACTGGCCGCTAGCGGCATCTGAGTGGTCCTAGCGCGGCCTGATTGGCCCAGATCTGGCGGCTGCGCAGGAATCGCCCGCAGCGTTGGTGAGGCAGAGGAGCTGCTCAGGGGCTAGGCCGGAATTGCGGTTGGGTGTGTTCGTTTTAGTACAGCTGTACTCAATTGGGGCGAGAATGCGGGGATGGCAATTTGGAGCAAGACCGCTGCAAATTCGGAACTGCTGCGCTAGGATTGCGGAGTTCCACCTAGGAGGCTCATGCCCCACCCGACTGAAGCCCGCCAGCTGCCCGGCGTAAAAGGGCAGTGGATCCTGTGTTCGGAGTGTCCGCCGACTGAGGCGGATGGTGATTCCGAAGGCGAGGTTCGTATTTACTACCCTGATCCCAGGGCATGGGGGAGTGAATACAGAAAGGTGGCCGCTATACACCCATCTGATCATTGGTGCCCGGATGACCGCAAAGACCCCCGCCCCTTCACCCTGCCCGCCGCGCCTGCCCCAGAGCAGCCCGCAACCGTTAAGCGGAAGTTTGTCCAGCTGGTCTGTCACCCAAGGGGCACAGCGATCTATGCGGTAGCCGATGACGGCACTGCATGGATTTCATCCGAAGACCTTCCCGACTGGGTTGAGATGGGGGATCTCCCCAACCGCGAGGTGCCCAATGCCTGAGCCGGTCTACCACTACGACATTGAGCAAGGCACGGACAAATGGCACGATCTGCGGCGGGGGATGATCACCGCCAG